TCTTGAATTATTTAAAGAAACATTAAAAATGTCTTTCGTTAATGGTGCTCGTTTTGGATTTCTTAAATATGTTGAAAATAGAATAGAGCAAAAATAGATGCAACGAGACTGCATTACCTTCTTAAAAAGTAAGTTAACAGAGTTAGATGCTCTAAAGATGTTACGAAATTTCTTTGGAGAAAACTTTAAAATTACTGTTCAAAAACCTACACCTAAATGGTGGATCTTCTTAATAGAAGGTCACTACGTGAAACTTAAAGTAAAAAGATTTAAAGATAAAGAAATTATGAGAAAGGTCTTAAAAAATGTCTGAAAAGTATGTCTTAGCTCTCGACGCCTCTCAAATTAAAACATTCGATGGTGAATGTCAATTAATGTGGGCCTATTTATATAGAGAGAATTTACGTTTAACCGGAGCGGATGCTTCCGCAATGAATAAAGGAACGATAATTCATTTCTTATTAGAGCACTTCTATAAATTACTTTCTCAAAATCCTAATCTTCCAAGACGCGATGCGGCGAATGCTTCTATAGAAATATTTCAGAAAGTTATTAAAGAATTTCCTGAAAAGGCTTTTGGCTTTGATAAAGACCTTTTAAATTTTCTTTGTCAAAGATTTATTCAATATGTTTATAATTATACAGGAAGAGATTTAATTCCTGCTATAAATAAATCTAACGGCGTAGCCGGAATAGAATTAGGTTTTTCAAAAATTCTTCATGAAAATGAGAATGTTCTATTCTTATTAGAAGGTCGAATAGATCTATTACATAATTATGATGTAAACGGTAATGAAGTTTTATGTGTTGTAGATCATAAAACTCAAGATCGAGAGACACATCTATTTGATTTTCGTCCTCAAATGTTAACATACGCTTTAGCAGCAGATACAGAATATGCAATGATAAATTACGTTGGACTTCAAAAGGAATTAACTAAAACATCTTTACGAAGACAGGGATGCAACATCCCTAAATGGATGAGAGAGGAATGGAAAGAATATATATTAAAGAATATATTTTGGCCGATATATTGGATTGAAAAGTTTGATGAATCTAATGAAGTTAAGTTTCGCAGAAATCGAAGCTCTTGTGCCGGAGCATTCGATTCGCATTCGTGCATGTTTACTCAATTATGTTGGATACAAAATAACGAGTTAAGAGAGAATTTAAAGAAATCTAAATATGAAAAGGTCGAACCGTGGAGCCCTTGGAAAATAAAAATTGAGGAGATTCTTTAATGTTAAGTGAAGCAATTAAGACTCTTTCTATTAAAGAAATAATAACGATCTTAAGAATTTATTGCTATTATGATAATGAACTCTTTTCTACGGATTTTGCTTTCGTAAAAGCACTCTTAAACGAATTAAAAGAAAGGCTCTTTAAATGAGTCAAAACATCAAAACCGAATTTATTTTATCTGCATATCTTTGTAATAGCTGTCGTTTAGTTCTTTCAAAAACATTGATTCATGAAGATCCTTTCTTCTCTGAAAAGATGATAACGACACCAGCTAAAATTAATGTTTACTGTCAAAGATGTGGATATGAAGATCGAGAACATCCAGAATACACAAAAACTATAAATGAAGTAAGTTATGGAATGGGAGATGAATTTGAACTTAGATGTTCACATTGTAATAGTAAAGACCTTTATGTCCCTACTCCAAGCGGATATACTAATTGCACTAATTGTGAAAGAGAGATTAAAATAGAAAGAATCGAAAATGAAAAAAACTAAAAATCATTCACTTCACACGTATAAACGAAGTGATAGAAATAAACAAATTTACAAATGTCTCGATCCTTATTGTACTCATTACACGAATAAGGATTTTCTTGAGAATAAAGCTGCCATTTGTCCTAAATGTCATAATGAATTTCTCTTAACTAGAAAATCATTACGCGCACGTATTCCAGTGTGTTTAATGTGTTCAAGATCACCTAAAAAATACGCGCAAGCGGCCGCAGGCGACATTGTTAATGAAACATTAAAAGATCTTGATTTAGGAGATACTGAAGAAACTACTCAAAATGAATATGACATTAAACATATTTTAGATCAATTAACTTCTTCAAATGAAGATGACAATGAAGGTAACGAAGCATGACTTACACATCTAAAGAAATAATTAAGAAATTAATAGAAGGTAATGGAATTTATGAAGATGATCCTCAGATGACTTCTGTATGGAAATACATTCCTAATCTTGACTGTTCTAATAAAGAATTATATGCAGTTTTTTCTAATGAAAAATGGAATGATATTTACGAATCTCCATTTGTAAAAGATCCAATTTTACTTTGGGATCAGATAAATGGAATAACTCAGGAAGGAAAAGAATTTCTTAAAGAAAGTTAATTATGGACATCACTCAATATCATCCTGAAGAAAAAATAGTTGCAATGTTTATTTCACGAAGTAAAGATGGTAAATCAGTAGCCGCGGCTTCATTTCCTAAACCTTATCATCAATATGATTTTGACGGAAGATTTGACGGTATTGCAGGCGCATGCAAACCTCCAATAGGTACAGGATTTTTAGATCCAGAAGGAATTTCATTTGATAGATTTTATACTCATCGAGGATTTGAACCCTTTGATGAAGAATTACAACAATTACAAATTCTTCATGTTCAAAATGGAAAATTTAAATACAAGACAATAGAATTAGCTTCTGCTACATCTTTTGTTCAAGCTTTAATTAATTCATCGCATAAACTTCAATCTGGAAAAATGATTGGTCGACTTCGCATGTCTGGGCCGGGCGACTTTAATTTTGAAGTTACTGGGATGAAACAATTGATGGACTATCTTTATGGATTTCCATGTCATGTTATAGTTTCAGCACATATTATTGATAGATATGGAAAAGGAATGATTAAAAATAGAGATGGTTCTGAAGAAAAAGATACTTACGGTTCTAATATAGTTATAGGAGAAAAAGTTAATCTTCGTGATAATGTTGGAGAAGCTCTATTAAGTTCTTTTAGTAATGTTTTCAAATTCTCTCGTGAATTAGATCGTAACAATACAATGCGATATTATGTAGAATTTTCTACAGATGTTGCAGGTAATTCTTTTGGAATCCCGCCGGGCCGCTTTGATATAACTAACAAACCTTTTTATCCATTTCTACAAGATTTAATCATTAAGATTAAAGAAGGTAAAGACGTTAAACCAAAAACTCAACCAATGGATTTCTTTAAAAAAGGAGAATAGAAATGGCTAAAAAGAAATATGATATTTCATTTGGAATCTACGATAAAGATGAAGAAGATTGGATTTGTGAAGACGGAGAATTTACGATTGAAATCAAAGATAACGAAAATATAAATGCAGATGATTTCTTTTCATTTTTTCAAAAAATGATTTCAATTATTGAAGATCATGAAGCAGATTTACCTGAAAATCAAGAGGATCAAGAAGAGGAAACGAAGGGAGAATGAAAATGGCGAAATCAAAAAATGGTAAAAAAATAGATTGTAAATATTGTTTAAGATCCTTTTATCCGAAAGGACTTCTAGCGCATGAGAAAAAATGTAAATCTGAACATGAGAATCCAGCTAAAGAAGAAACTAATGAATTCTATGATATAGAATCAAAAGATCTTACTGTAATAGTTCTTTGTAATGGTGAGAATCATCAAGGTTTTTTATTGGATGGATCAAAAGTACATTTGATAGTATTAAATGCGTAAAAGGAGAAAACAATGGACACAGGAAACGTAGTTAGAAGACAACAAGAAACATTAGGAAAATATGCTGAAGTGATGCGAAGCGAAAGTGTTCCTCTTTCAATAACTCTGAAAGATAAAATCAAGTATCACAAAGATCAAATTTCATTACTTGAAGACACATTGAATCTTCTTGAATCAAATAAAGATATTGAAAAACTTCTTTATTTACTTGGAGATATTCATTAAAGAATTTGAGAATAAAATTATTCTCAAAAATAGGGGATCATGGACCTCTTGTTATCCATGAACAAAAATGAAAGGAAACGTAGATGCCTAAGATTCAATTAACTCCCGAAGATTTTTTGAAGGGCGAACTTCACGCTACCGGATGGTACAAAGGAGAAATAGCCTGGGCAACTTCAAAACTCTCAAGTAAGAAAGATTCAATGAATTATGAATATGGACTTTCTTATGATACAGGAGATAAACGTCAGGGCTATGAAAAGCGTGAAATCAAAAGTCAATTTAACTCAAAAGCTATTGGTTTCATGATTCCTTTCGCTGCATCTTTAGCAAACATGAGTGAAAAAGAATTTCGTGAAAAAGTTCTTAAAGAACAAACAACGATTGATCTTAACTGGGATGATACTTTAAAAGGTAGAAAGATTCAATTCGAAATAAAGAATCTTCCTAGAGAAGACAATGGTCAATTGACAAGCAAAATAACTAACTTTGCTCCATTTGATCTTGTGATTCCATTTTAAGTTCTCTTTTAGTTATCAAGGAATGCGCTTGATGTCGTAAACTAGAGGAGAAGAATCGCGTAGAGAATATCTAGCAAATAGTACAATACCCTCCTGTAAAGGGCGCGGTCTCAAAAAAAAATGAAAGAAATAGATAAGAATAGTTTTTGTATTCACGGAAAAACTTTAGATCTTCATCAGTATGAAGAATTTAAACATTGTAATTGTTGTAATCAAATTCTTTCTTATGAAGAAAAAGAGCTTCTAGGTAAAGAATCTAAACTCTGTTCATGGTGTCTTTTGAAACCAATTAAAGAGGAGCTTTTATGAATGAAAATGATTTCTCAAAAGCTAACGAACTTATTGATGAATTAAAAAATATAAATTTCTCAAATGCTAAAATATATTTAGTTCAATGTAGATGTGGATTTCAATATGAAACAAAAGTAAAGTCAGAATTCTTAAACGCTATAAGTAAAAGAAAAAATATAGCAGAAACAAGATGTTATGATTGTAATGCTTGGGATATAACTATTATTAAGAAGCTATTATGAAAAGAAAATTACATCCATTAGTTCAAAAAGCAATAGATAATCAATCATTAGTAGAAGATTCTTGGAAAGGCTTTGCTCATAAAGTAATTTCAAAAGATGCTTCAATTACTCAATTTACTGAAACGCGCAAAGCATATTATTGTGGATTTTATGCAGCGTTTACTTTAATGTTTGAAGTTTCAACCACAATCGGTGAAGATGATGAAGAAGGAGCAGCTAAAATATTAGAAAATATTAAAGATAATTGTGAAAAAGAGATTAATAAATTTGCTAATTTTGATTCTTTGAAATGAAATTAAAAGCAACTCAAAAACAATTAGAAGAGCTTTCTCAAGAGCGTTCTTTTAATCCTGTCGTAAGCTCTCATGGATTTTCAGATGCTCAAATAATGTTTCTTCAAGGCTATCCATTTAAAGATGATTTAACAAATGGAAAAGCTTTAATGGGTTTCAACGAAACATCCATAGATAATTTTTTACGTCAGAATAATGAAAGCATTCACAGGTGCTATCGCTCTATATATATAAGAGAACGTTTAGAGTATTCTGCTACGAATCCAAAGAAGTTACGAATCGCATTAAATAAAATTGATTTAACTAAATACGACGAATTACTCTTCAATGAAATTAACGAAGTTAATCCTAATGTAATTGTTCCATTAGATGATATTGCACTCGGCGCCGTATTTCCATATATACTTTCTGGAATACATAAACCAAAAGGCCGGATGTATTGG